TCCCGGCGAGCGCGTTTTGACCCCCTTTATGGGCGTAGGTTCCGAGGTCTACGGCGCAGTTTGCGGCGGTCGCGTCGGTATTGGCATAGAGCTAAAGCGCAGCTACTACCGGCAAGCCGTCAAAAATCTGCAACATGCGGGGGGTGACGAATACTCCGATATGCCGCTGTTTGGAAACCACGATGGCGGCATGGTCGACGACGAGGAAGAATGAGCACGATCATTCTAGTAGCCGCGCTGCTAGTCGGTCCGGACGCCGCGCCGGGCGATGGGCAGCGCGGCTACGCCAGCGCCTACGCGCCGGGCGTGTTTGAGGACGTGGTGCGCTACCGGATGGACAATGACCTATGGCGAGTGCCGCCGCCGTGGGACTGGTATTACCAGGTGGCCGGCTACGTCGCCGGGACGGACTGCGCCCGCGTGGGCGAACTGGCGACGCTTTACGATGCGGGCGGCGCGGCCTATACCGTCCTCTATGCCGACTGCGCGGGCGACGCGGTAACGCTCGATTGGATGACGGATAACCGGATCGTTGCGGAACTGGACGCGCGGCTATTTAAGCGGTTGACGGCGGCGCATGGCCGGCCGCTAGAGGTGGAACTGAAATGACCAGACGCGGCGGAACACCCTATCTCGCCACCCCAGACGACGCGGCCCGCGTGCTGGCCGCGCTCCGCGAGTGCCCCGGCCTGACCGAGGGCGCGATAGCGGCATACCTGGGAATGAGGCGCAACGTGGTCCATAGCGCCGTCCTGCGGCTGGAACGGGAATGGCAGGCGCATGGCGTGCTACTGTGCGAGGATGGGGCGGGGGGACTGAGTGTAATGGAGGTGAAACTAAAATGACCGTGTATCGAGAGTTGCCCCACCTGGCCGCGGCGTTCAACGCCGAGTCGTGGCAGTGGCTCCAGGATAATGCCCCGCTGCTGGCCGACGCGCTGGCCGCCGAAGTGCGCCAGAACGCGACGCCTGAGCAAGTGCGTGCGTTCGCCGTAAGGGCGACGGGCCGCCAAGAAATAGCGCGCCGGCTTGAACAGGCCGCCGCGCACCTGGCGGGGCAGGGGGCGGTATGAATACCGCAATCCTGTCCGTGCTCATTGCTGGCATCGGCATGGCTATCGCCCTGTTCGCCGGCTACAAATTCGGCGTGTGGGTGACCGTCCAGACGATGAGGGGCATGGCGCGAAACAAGCTGAATGACGCCGAATTCCGCGAATACGAGCGGCTGTTGGGCAAGATATACGTGGAACGAGACGGAGGAACATGACGTTACAAGATGACGGAAACCAGGATCGGATATTGTTGGCGGGGCAAGAGCTGCTCTTTCAAATACTCGATTTCGCGTTTGACGTGCCACTCGCGCGGAGGGTATTCGCCTCTCTCGCTAGGGTGATCCGCGCGCTCAATCCGACTGGGTGGGGCGATTCTAAATCCTACGAACACTGGCTGACGGGCGTTGACCAATTGGCGCTGTACATGAACGCGCCCAACCCGGATGGAACGCGCTGGCGCTTTGAGTTCGGCCCGGATGGGGTGGTGATAGGTGTTGCTCCTCCCCCATTGATTGAAATATCATCCGGGGGGTGGGGGGTGAGGTTCGGCCGTCTCGATTCCTCTGATGACGATCTAAGTGCGGCATTGGCCGCGCTAGAGGCGATGGTGGCGCGTCATTGCGCGGCGGGCGCGGGTTTGGTTGACGACGATGGCAAATGGTACAACGAGTCGGCCTTCTCCGTGCTGAAGAAGCATGGCCGACTTAGAAAGGCGGGATGGTATTACGAGTTAGTGCCGCGGACGAATAGGGGACAGGGGGTAGCATGACCGGCCGCGGCCCCCGCTACGCCCGCCGGCCGGACGGCAATCAGGGCGAGCTATCCCGGCAACTCGCCGGCGTGCCCGGCCTGATAGACTTGGACGTGTCCCATCTGCCCGGCCTGGGGTGCGACCGGATTGTGTTCTACCGCGATGACGTGCGCTTTGTCGAAATCAAGGTCGATGACAAAGAGGCGCTGACGCCCGCCGAGCAGCGGCTACGGGCGGCGGCCGGGCGGTTCTGGGTGCGCGTCGTGACCGTGGAGGATGTGCTAGAGGCGTTTGGGGCGGCCTAGCCCGCTTTACCGGGGGTTATGGACTGTGTTATACTACCCACAATGTTTCATTGTGAAACGTAGTGGAACGGGGCATGTATTGGTATGAGTAGCACACCGAGAAAGACGGGGCAGGGGGAGGGGTTGCGCCGTCTACGTCTGGACACCTGGACACTATAAAATGTCCGCCCGCGTTGACATTCCCCTTGACGAATTAACCCGCCTCATTCAGGAGCACCGGGGTAACGTGTCCGCCATTGCCCGCGCCAAGCGGTGCAGCCGGCACACCGTCCAGGCGCGAATAGATGAGAGCGTGTTGGCTGGCCGGGCGCTAGACGATGCGCGTGAATCATTCGTTGACGCCGTAGAGGTCGCGCTCTATGAAAACGCGATTGGCGGCAACGTGGCCGCGCAAATTTTCGTGATGAAGGCGCATCCGGCCGCCAAGCGCCGCGGCTGGTCGGAACGGACGGAGCACACCGGCGCAGAGGGCGGGGCGGTCGTCATTCAGATGACATGGGGCGATGTCGATGACAACGGCGCTGATACAGCCTAAATTGCCGCCGTTTCATTCCCGGCAAATGGAGGTAGCGCAGTCCCCCGCGCGCTTCCGTGTAGCCGCATGTGGTCGACGCTGGGGTAAAACGCGGCTAGGCTCCGCTCTATGCATTAAGACGGCCGCGGCCGGCGGCCGGGCGTGGTGGGTCGGGCCGACCTATCCCGTGGCTCAGGTCGGTTGGCGTCTCATTCGTCGTCTGGCGGTGCAACTGCCGGGCGCGGATATACGGCAATCCGAACGGCTGGTCACTCTGCCCAACGGCGGCGAGATTCAGGTAAGAAGCGCCGACAATCCCGATAGTCTACGCGGCGAGGGGCTAGATTTTGTCGTCATGGACGAATGTGCCTTTATCCATGAGGATGCATGGCAGGAAGCGCTACGGCCGGCGCTATCCGACCGGAAGGGCCGCGCCATGTTCATCTCCACGCCGAAGGGCCGTAACTGGTTCTGGCGCATCTGGCAGAGGTGCGTCGACGAACATGATCCAGAGTGGCAGGGCTGGCAACTGCCGACGATTGACAATCCATTCATAGACCCGGCGGAGATAGACGCGGCGCGGCAGGGGTTGCCGGAGCGGATATTCTCTCAGGAATATCTGGCGCAATTCCTGGACGATGCCGGCGGCGTGTTTCGTCGGGTTATGGAGGCGGCCACGGCCACGGCGCAGAGCGGACACATTGGCGAGCATGAATACGTCATTGGCGCGGATTGGGGCCGGCAACACGATTTCACCGCGCTGGCCGTCCTGGACGTGACGACCTCTGAGTTAGTCGCGCTAGAGCGGTTCAACCAAATCGACTACGCTATCCAGGTCGGCCGGCTGCAAGCCCTGGCCGAGCGTTTCCACCCCCGCGCAATCGTGGCCGAATCAAACAGTATTGGCATCCCCGTCATTGAACAGTTGCAGCGGGTGGGGCTGCCCGTTGTGCCCTTCACGACCACGGCGGCCTCCAAGCAGATCGCGGTCGACGCGCTGGCATTGGCGTTTGAGCGGGGCAGTCTGCGCATCCTACCCGACCCGGTGCTAATCGCGGAGTTACAGGCGTATGAATCCGAGCGGCTTCCGTCCGGCATGTTGCGCTACGGCGCGCCGGCCGGAATGCACGATGACACGGTGATGGCCCTGGCGCTGGCGTGGCACAATCCCGCGCCGGCCGTAGCAGGAGTGAGTAATGTTAAACGCAATCTTTCCCGCCCGCGCTCGCGCCAACGGGTCAACGGCCGGCACTAATCTAGCATCGCTGGCCCTGGCCCAATGGCTGGCCCTGGACTACGACGAACAGCAGCGCCACTACGCCGCGCTGCGCCGCTGGTATGACGGCGAGCACAAAGTCCCGCTGACCGACCGCCAACGGGACTACCTGGACATTGACCCGCAATTTGAGTGGTCACTAAACTATCTCCGCCTGCCGGTCGACCTGTGCGTGGAACGCCTGACCGTAGAGGGATTCGACGGGCCGGACGGGATAGGCGGCGCGGACGGGCTAATTGACGAATGGTGGACTTCCGGCCGTCTGGACGCCATTCAGTCTCAGGTGCACCGGGCCGCGGCGCGCGATGGGGATACCTACCTCCTGATAGAATGGGACAATGAGAACGGCCGGCCGGTGTTCTCTCACGAACCGGCGCACGATGGGGAAGAGGGGACGAAGGTCCACTATCTGAGCAACCAGCGCCGCGTCGTCACAATGGCGTCTAAATTGTGGACGGAACGCCATTTCGACGCGGCGGGCAACGTCCAGACCGTGCGACGGCTCAACCTCTACCTGCCAGACAGTATCGAGCGCTACGCCGAATCCGGCCGGGGCTGGGAGCCGTTTCAGTTGCCGGGGGAGCCGTGGCCTATTCCGTGGCCCATCGGCATTATTCCTGTGGTTCACTTCCGCTGGCAGGATGACGGCGGGAATTGGGGCGAAAGCGAAATAGAAAAACTCATCCCGCTTCAGGAAGCG